TGTAGGCGTATACATTGGTGAAAACAAGTTTATACACTGCAGACAAAACCAAGATGCTGTAATTGAGTCACTTGATAACTTACGTTGGAAGAATCGTTTTGAAGGATTCTATAAGTACACTCCACAAACTCAAGTAGAAACAGTAGGTGCTCCACATCCATTACGTTTAAGTGTATATCGTGATTGGACTGCTGAAGGTACTACCGTTAGTGATTTTGTTAATTTTGTACGAAATAAGTATGCTCTTACAACTGAACTAGTTTCAAAAATTGTTGTAATGATTGATGGTGTCGTAGTTCCAGAAAGTTCATGGGATAACACCAAACTAAAGGCTGGACAGCAGATTGCCTACCGCAGTGTTGCTGAAGGCACATCTACGCGCCGATTATTGATTACTTTAGCTGCAGTTGCTATCGCTGTAACTCAGCCTGAACTTGCAGGAGAAATTGGTAAGTTCATGGGTTTTGAAAATGCTGCTTACGCAAAAGTAGCAGGAACAATAGCTATTAATATGGCAGGCATGGCTTTGGCCAATGTTATTGCTCCAATTCGCCCACCCACAACAAATGATCCAGGCACTGCAGCCGCAATGAATTTATTTACAGGAGCAGCTAACCAATCTAATAAATTTGGTTCTATTCCTGTTGTATTAGGTAAGGTACGCTTTACTGGTATGTTAGGAGCTACTCCATATGTAGAATCACTAACAGATACTAGTATTTTAAATACAGCAATTATTTGGGGATTCGGACCCTTAGATGTCTCCGACATTTGTATTGGTGCTAATCCAATAGAAAATTACTATAAAGATGAGCCTGCTACTGTACCTCGTCCAGTTACATTAACAGGATTGGCAAGTGAATCAACTGCTCAATTTGATAAATTGTATGGACGTGATGTAGAACAACAGTATAAAAACTTAGAGTTAGTTAATAATACAACAAGCGGAAATCCGTGGACAGTTCCAGTTACAACTGAGCAAGATTGTGACGCACTAGATATAGTACTATCTTTTCCTGAAGGTATGCGTAAGATTAATACCAAAGATGGAAAAGTTTATCCAACTACGGCTCAAGTAGAGATTCAAGCACGTCCATATAGTACACTAGCTTGGGGTGACTCAGATACTAGCGTAAGTCAGGGCATCTATAAATTAGGTAATCCAGATGCCGCTTCATTGGATGCACAGGCATATACTAGCACTCTTATTCCACCTAGTGATCCCGATGCACAAAGTGTATTATATAGATATACTACTTTTTGTTTAAGTCCTAGTGGCGGAGTTGCTCGCTTTGACGGAGCCGTAACTGATGCAGTAGGTACTAATGCAAGCGCATGGCTACAATCTAAATACAGCTCTACAAGCTATACTGAATTATTGGGCATTGATAAGACATGGGCATATACACCTGCCGTACCTACAGGATATGTTAAACTATATACATTTCATCAATCTAGCAGTGGCACTGTTACTTTAGTTACTAACCATTTAACTGGCTATAGTGGATATACAGGACTAGACTACGCTCTAACTGCAGAAACAATTACATTTGGTAGTGGTATGGATGCTACTACTAGTGATTCTACAACCAAAACAATTAGTATTGAAGCAGGAAAAGTATACTCCCAAGCTAGTGGTGCTGTAACAGATGCTACCGAACAAATGATTTGGAATAGTCGCCAAGCTGTTGGAACTGATGTTAGTTCTATTAATCGTGGTATGTGGGGTAATTTTCTTAATAGTTTCGGAGTTGTCCCAAGTAGCTTTAGTGGTCTTGGTACTTATACAATTACAAAAACAGTTACCTTCCCTTATGACGGATACTACATGGTTGAAGCTTCTGCCGATGATGGTGGAACTGTAAGTATTAATGGCGTTCGTGTTGTAGAAATACCTGATCCAGGTATGAAAGACACTATTAAAAATCCAATTAAGTTAAAAGCTGGAAGTTATGAAGTAATACTAACTGGTAATAATACTAAGCCCAATGATACTGGTATTGGTTGTTTAATTACTTATACTGCTAATAGTGGTTTGAATATTGTGCCTGCGGCTAATACTATTCTTACTTTTGGTACAGCTGGTTTTTTTGATAAGCGTAAAGATGCTTTTAATTGGGTACATTCACTTGAAAACTTAACTCGTGGTCGTTGGCAAATTCGTGCCCGTAGATTAAACAGCGACGAGACAGAAAACGAAGCAGATTATCATAAGTATCATAAAGTAGTACTTACTAGTGTAACTGGATATGATAGCCAAGAAAAGCCAATGGTAAACCCTCCTGGATGTTACTTAGCAAAAACTGCTGTTCGTGTTCAAAGTAGTAACAAAGTAAATGGTCAAATTGACGGCATCAATGCTATGGTACAGACTCGTACCTGGGATTGGGATCGTAATACTGGTCAATGGGTTTTCCGCGCTACTAATAATCCGGCTAGTTTGTTTGTACATGTATTAATGCATCCTGCTAATGCTTTCCGTGTTACTAGTAAGAATAGTTTTGACGAAGCAGCAATTATTGCATGGCATAATTATTGTAATCCTATCCCACAAACAATTACTGCCGGTAGTTTGACCGTAGGTAAGTGGTATACTGTAAAATCTACTGGCACTACTGACTGGACTCTTGTTGGCGCAGGGTCGAATAATATTGGCGAAAGTTTTTATGCTACAGGTACTGGTTCTGGAACTGGAACAGTAGAGTATTGTCCAAAGTATACTTATAATAGTGTATTAACAAGTACTCAAAGCGTAATGGATACTTTGCGTGATATCTGTGCAGCAGGTATGGCTAGCCCTACTTACGTAGATGGTAAATGGAGTGTTATCGTAGATACTCCTAGAACTCATACTGTACAACATTTTACTCCGCATAATAGCTGGGGATTTGAATCTACAAAGAATTTACCTATATTACCGCATGCATTCCGTATTAATATTGCAGATGAGTCATTAGCATTTCAAGCCAATGAACTAATTGTTTATAATTATGGCTATGCAAAAGAAGCAGGTAACGGTAAAAAAGCAGCAGAACTATTCGAACAACTTAGTTTACCTGGAGTAACTAATGCAGATCAAGCAGTTCGACTTGCTCGTTGGCATTTTGCACAGATTAAGCTACGTCCAGAAACGTATACTTTAAATGTTGATTTTGAACAGTTAGTGTGTACTCGCGGCGATTTAATTAAATTAACTCATGATGTTCCTGATTGGGGAACTGGGAGTGGACGTATTGGCCCAGGTGTAGGTGATGTTATAACTGGCACTACTTTAAAATTAACTGAAGAAGTGTACTTAGAAGTAGGCAAAACTTACGATATTTTAATCCGCACTAATAACCTGTCTACCACTATTGGTAGTGGTAGTATAACAAAGCGTTTAGCTACTATTACTACTACTGGATATACGGATACAATAACCTTAACCACAGCTTTAGTTAGCGGTGATGGAGTACTATCTGATAACTTATTTATGATTGGCGAAATAACCAAAGAAATACAGCAATGTATTGTTATTGCAGTAGAGCCAAGTAATAATTATAGTGCTAGATTAACTTTAGTTGATTATTCTCCTGATATTTATACATCAGATTTAAGTGGCTTATTAGTATTTAATGCTAATATGACTACAGTTAATACTCCACTAATTAAAAACTCGATTACTCAAGCACCTATTATTAATAGCGTGATTAGTAATAGTCCGTTAAGTGAACAAGTATCAAATGGTAACTATCAGAACGTTGCTATCGTATCGTTCTCAAATCCTGCCAATCTACCGCAAGTTGCAACTCGCGTGCAGTTTGAGTGTGTGCTAGGTAATTCACAATTTTCTACTGGCAGTATTGGAACTACCAATATTGTAAATAAAGAGGCTAGTGGCTATACATTTACCGGTTTAACAACTGGATTAATGTATAAAGTACGGGCTAGATATTTAGATAGTACTGGTAATATTGCTGGCCCTTGGTCAGATACATTTGCTTTTACTAATATTGGTAAAAATACTAATCCTAATGATCCTCCACAATTAGTGCTTGATCTAGAAGATCACTATATTACTGTAAATCCTATTATAGTATCTCAACCTGCGGATTTTAAATCGTACGCTTATAGACTCTATAGGGATAGCGGAACTGCAGATTTATGGGATACTACCCCTGTAATTCCAGAAATACAGACTACTGGTCAAGGCAAACTAGATTTAGTAAAAGTAGAGAATATAGTATTGCCCAGGATATCAGAAGCAGGTGTAGATTATCGTGTTGCTTGTAGATTAGTGGATAAAACTAATAATTATGGTACTACTAGTTCGTACGCTACTATAAAAATTAAAACAATTGTTTAAAGGATAAATATGTCAGCAACCTTATCCGCAGGCGTAAATTCAGTAATTTTAAAGTTAGATACTCCGTACGATACTATTCGTACAGCTGATGTACGTGATGACCTAATCAAAGTAAGAGTATGGTGTTCTACTACTTCAGGGTTTACTCCTTCAGATGCCAATAAGGTATTTGACGCACTAAGTTTATCTATTGTGATATCGAAACTAGCGGACGGAAGTTCGCTAGTTGCCGGTACGCCTTATTACGTTAAATATGCTTTTATTAGTGACATTGATGAAGCCGTATATACAGTTTCTACACAACTAACTGCTACACCTATAGTAGCAAGTGCACAAACAGTAGATATTTCTGGTTATAGTGCCTTTACAAAAAGTATTACAGGAACTTATACTCCAGCTAATGCTACGCTAACAGCTGTACTTAATGGTATTACTAATCCTGTCTATGCTTGGACAATCACTGGCGGCACTTTATCAGCAACAGATACTGCATCAGTAGTAGTAACTCCTGCAGCTAATGCAACTTCTGTATCCGTTACTTTAAGTGTAACAGGTACAGGAATAACTACGCCTATTACAAAAACAATAGGCATGGGTATAGTTAATAATGGTTTAAACGGAACCAACGGCGTTAATAGCGCTACCATTTACTTATACAATAAAAATACAACTACAACTGTTCCAGCATTATTTAGCGGTACGTTTACGTATACTTTTGCAACAGGAGTACTTAGTGATGGTACTTTAAATGGCTGGTCACAGACTCCACCGAGTGTTGCGGCAGGAGAGTACTTATTTATATCTTTAGCAACAGCTTCAAGCATATCTGCTACCGATACTATTCCTTATACGGAATTTTCAACGCCACAAATAATTAGTAGAAGTGGTATTGATGGTGCTAAAACAGCTATTGTATCAGTATATAATAAAAATACAAGCACAACTACAGCGCCTACAGCACCTAGCGGTACATTTACATATACATTTGCTACTGCCGCGCTTACTGATGGTAATTTAAACGGCTGGTCCCAAACAGCTCCTACATTGTCTGCAGGAGAATATTTATGGGAAAAACAAGCAACTGCTTATTCTATAGATACAACAGATACAATAGCAGCTTCTGAATTTAGTGCTGCCGTTGTAGTAGGAGCTGCAGGTACTAACGGTACTAACGGTACTAATGGTACTAATGGTACTAATGGTGTAAGTCCTCCTAAATATGCTACAACATATCTATATCAATGGGCTACAACTGCTAGTACACCTACTAGTACTAGTATATATACTTGGGCTAGCGGAGTTAACTCTTCCTATGCTGGTTCTGATGGATGGTCTACTACTATACCCTCTAATCCTGGTACTGCACTAATTAAATTATGGACTGCAACAAAGTCTATTAATGATGTAGCTACTGCTACAACTACTACAGTAGATTGGACCACTGGAGCATCTGTATCTGCATTAAGTCAAAATGGCGCTTTTGGTATAAATGGAACTAATGGTACAAATGGAACTAATGGTTCTAATGGGGCTAATGGTGTTAATGCTGTAACTGTACGAGTATACCAAACAGGAATAACTATTCCTGCAGGCCCTTCAGGTACGTCAACATATACTTGGTCTACAGCAAGCTTTGCCGCACCAAGTGGTTGGACATTAGCCCCACCAACATCTACTAGTGGGCTAGCAGGGCAGACACTATGGGCAGCCACAGTTACTATAACAGATTCGGCAACTAATGCCACAACTACTATTAATTGGACAACTGCAGCTATTGTTGCTCAAAGTTATTATGCTACTAATGGTACAAATGGTACGAATGGAACTAATGGAACTAATGGAACCAGTGGTGCGCAAGGAGTAAGTGCGAGGGTTGCTTATGCCATTACAACTGGAACTCCATCAAGTACTCCTGCAAATTTAACTGTTACTGGAGATGTAGTACCAACAACAGGGACTTGGTTTACAGGCATAACTTGGCAAACTAACTCCACTGCTTCACTTACAGCAGGCCAGTACTTATATCAAGTAGATGGACTATATAATCCTGCAACTAATCAAACAAACTGGATCGGTATACCTTATTTAAGTTCACTTAAAGTAGGTAATTTACAAGCTATTTCAGCTAATACAGGTGCACTAACAGTTACAGATAATATTACTGTAACCGGAAATGGTACTGACGGCGTTTTAATTACAACTTCAGGCATATCTATTTATAATGCAGGTGTGCTACGTGTTAAGCTAGGAAGTATTTAATGGCCACATATGGACTAAAAACATATAAATCTGATGGAAGCACTATAGTTTTACAGAATTCTACACCAAGTGCAGTATATGGTCAGACGTTTGCATTAACTGACTTAGGTACCGGAGCTACTAGGCAGGAATCTTTGCCTAGTAGACCCGGTATCTATGCTTATTACAAAGATTTCTCAGAATATACTGGTAGAACTATTAGACCTTTTCAATTACGTCCTGGACTACATGAATGGACAACCGGTATACTAAATAATGTACCTTATGTCAGATGGGCTGCAGCTGCTTATAACCCAGGTTCTTATGGGCTTAGTATGGCAGAATTTTATTATGATAATACAGTTTTATATATTTTTGTTAAATAAGGTACTACATGACAATAGGACTTAGAGTTATTAATGATAGCTCAGAATTACTAATAGATAGTCAATTTGTAAACCCTACTTTTATACAAAAATTAGAGTTTAATTCAACTGCTACCTATACAGAAGCAGCAAGCAGTGTTTTAAATTTACATGTTGGCTATGTAAGACGAGACTATAGTACTAGTATGGTAATGATTGGTACTGGGCAGTATATTGTATTATGGGCAATACCTGATTCTATGACGGCAGGACAGCCAGATAAAGATGTTTGGTATTTATTTTCAACTTCAGAAGCCTCTGGTAACTTAAGTTTTGACTGCTCAGTTTTTGCAAATTCTCGGGGCAGCCCAATTACGTATTCATTGCCTACAGCATATATTTTTGCAGTAGATGCTAATGGAGTTAATGCGCTAACAACTAGTGGGCTAGCACTTAGAATGTATAATGCTACAGGACAAAAAACTTTTGATAGTTTATTGACGCAGTTAGTACCCTATAGTATTAGTGATTCTTTTTCAGTAGGACAGGCTGGTAGCGATCTTACTTCACTTTATTTACCTACGCCTACAAATCCCATATATTTATTGCCCAAATGTTTAATTGGTTTCGCAACTCAGACTAATCAGACCTTATTAACAAGGTATGGTGTCTCGGACTACGTATTTAGACGTAGAGGACAATACATAGACTGTAAACCTCTATGGACATTTCAAGGTTTCGAAGATGCTGCTATTAGTGTAGATTACGCTTATTTTATTGCTGGAAATTTATCAAATCTAAGTATTTTATGCGCAGATGCAGACTTTTATCAGGCACCTAGCGGCGGCACAGGTGGTGGAACTAATCCTACTTATGTATTAAATTCGACAGCAACTAGTACTAATGAAGGCACCAGTATCACTATAACTTTAACAACCACACTAGTTAATGATGGTACTGCTGTTGGATACACTGTAACAGGAATTGCAGCAGCAGATTTAAGTGTTGGGGGCATTACAGGTGTTTTTAACGTATATAATAATACAGCTACTGCCTCTTTTACTTTTGCCAATGATTATTTAACTGAAGGTACAGAAGTATTTAGATTATCTTTAGATGGTTTAACACAATATGTAGATGTATCAGTACTAGATACCAGCATGACCCCCAGCTATAGCTGGTCTACACCTAATAGTGTAAATGAAGGTGCTACTGGCTATACTACATTTAATGCTACTAATGCAAATGGTAAAACAGTAACCTTTGAACCATGGGCACCATCAGCAGGTACTAGTATTTCCGGAGCAAGTGACGGTGCCCTAATTACCACTAGTTGGACAGTTAGTGGTAATGCAGCAACATCTATTAATGTACAATATTCAGCAGTTGATGATTCAACCACTGAAGGCCCTGAAACATTCCGTATTAGAGCAGTAGTAGATGGAGTAGCATATTTTAGTAATGATATTACTGTAAATGATACTAGTAAAACTATAGGGTATGGAATATCTGCAGCAGATAGTTGGAATGAATCTAATACTTATGCAGTAACAATTACAGCTAATAATGTTAATGGTACTACGCTTTACTTAACTACAAATAATTCTTTAGTTACACCCGCATCCAGTTCCGTTTTAGTAAATTCAGATTCTTTTAGCACTAATGTAAACTATAGTGCTGGAATAGTTACTACAGATACCGCTGTTGTTTTACAATTACGAACAGGTAGTGCAGCAGGAACAATCGTAGCAACTAAATCTATTACTGTACTAAATGTTGCCCCTACTTATAGTTTTGGGACTGTAGCAGCTTTAAATGAAGGAACTAGTGGATCGGTGCAGTTTAACTATAGTTATGCGGCAAATAAATCTGTAACATTTGCTACTGCTGCACCTACTTCAGGAGCAGATGGTTCCGGAACCGCAGATATTACGCTGAATACCACTAGCTTAACAGTTGGTAATACTAATAGTTCGGGATCTACTACTGTAAATTATTCTGCAGCAAACGACTCCTTAACAGAAAGCACCGAATATTTTAGAATTGCAGCTACCGTAGATGGTACAACGTATTACAGTGATAACATTACTATAAATGATACTAGTGTTACCCCAACCTATACTTTAACTGCTGCACCAAATACCACCAGTGAAGGCAATAGTTTTACTGTTACTTTAAGTACAAACCAAAGCGGTAGTTTTGGATATACAATTACTGGAATTAGTTCAGCTGACATTGGTAGTACCAGTTTAACAGGTACTTTATCCAATGGAGGCAGCAGAATTTTTAGTGTAAGCGCAGATACACTGACCGAAGGTACAGAAACCTTTGTAATGACCTTAGATAATGGATTAGCTTCAGTATCTGTTACTATTAGCGATACTTCTGTGGCAGCTACAAGCATTAATCAAAGTGGAAATACTAGTGGTACTGTAAGTAGCAGTTTTTCCACTTATTTTGTAATGACTGTTAATGGAACCCAATATCCTGCACAATGGAGCTCTAGTGGTACATTGCCTTCTGGAACTTCGCTTACAAAAAGTGGCAATACTACAGGAACTTATTATCAAGTTTATACTTTAAGTGGTACACCAACTACAGCAGGTACTTATAACTTTACTATAAGTGCCACTGCAACTACTGGCGATTCTACCTCTAAGAGTGTAAGTGTAGTAATTTCAAATCCAGCAGCAGGTACTAATAGTGGTAGCGCATATTGTGGTACTGGTGCAAACCAGTATACTCTCTATCAAGATAAAAATGATGGTAGCGGTGGAACTTACCAAACTACTGTAGCAACTAATAGTGCAACTTGCGGATATGTAGCACCAACTTATTCACTAACCCGTAGCGTAGCCAGTGTTAATGAAGGAAGCAGTTTTACTATAACTTTTAGTACAAATCAAAGCGGATCCTTTGCATATACTATATCAGGAGTTACTTCTACTGATCTTAATGGGGCAAGTTTAACTGGTACAGTATCGAATGGTGATGTACTTACTTATACTGCAAAAGCAGACTCAGTAACAGAAGGAACAGAAACCTTTTCAATATCTCTAGATAACGGACTAGCCAGTACTACAGTAACAATTAATGATACTTCTGTGTATCCAGCAGCAGGTACTAATAGTGGTAGTACGTATTGTGGTACTGGTGCAAACCAGTATACTCTCTATCAAGATAAAAATGATGGTAGCGGTGGAACTTACCAAACTACTGTAGCAACTAATAGTGCAACTTGCGGATATATAACACCCGGTTATTCGTTAGGTAATACTTTTACTAGTTTAGCTAACAATTCAAGCGGAACTTTTTATGTTACTAGTACAGGTACTACTTCAGGAGTTACCCTAACCCCTAGTATTAGTGGTGCAGGAGCTAGTCGAGTAAGTGTTAGCCCTACCAGTAGTACTATTAGTTCAAACGATACAAATTATACATATTTTACTATCTCTAGTACATTGCCGACCTCAACAGTCACTGCTCAGTCTGTAACCGTTAGCGTAGCAGGACAGTCTTTTACTTTTACAGTTCAAGCCTTTACCGTAAGTGCTATACCACTAGTCACTAGTATATGGTATGCTGATGGTTCTGACTGTTATAGTGGCAATTCTGTTACTGCTAATATTAATTTCGATGGTCCTATAACTGCGGCTACATACATTAGAGTACAAGTAAGAGCTGGTGTATATGGCACTGGTAATAATGTTTTTCAAGCTGGAGCCTCGTATTCTAATGCTAGTTTTCCCATAGGGGCAACAAGCGGTTACTATATTAGTAATGCTAATCCAGGTATTCAAAATGTATCCGCATATATAGATGCTAGAACTGAGAACTCTGCAGGTACAATTCAACAAAACTACGTTGCAGGTCCTTTAGTTACATTATGGAAAACCGGTACTATCCCAAGATAACCCTAAACTTTCATAGCCATAATACCCTGTCCAATCTTTGGGCAGGGTATTTTTTTGCATTGACAATCACTCGCCCTTGTGGTATAATATACCAAAATGTCAGAACGTTTCAATATTTTTTCTTGACAAGCTTTTATCCCAATCTAAAGGGCAGACTTCCCGTTTAGAGTATAATTAAATATATAACCACTGCTAATAAGGAGATCTGATTATGGTGGAGATTGAAAATCAAAGTCTAATTCAGACAGTTTCACTAGTTGCATTAGCAGTAGTTGCTTTCTCAGTTGGAATTCAGAAATTGCTAAAAGACTGGAAAAGTACTAATGCGGAAACTAGCATTATTACTTTAATGCACACCGAACTAGAGCGCATGAGCGAACAAAACGGCCTGCTCGCAAAAGAATTAAACCGCTTGCAGCAAGAAATGATTCTACTGAATACACAACTATCACAGTTATGCATTGAGAATCAGCAGCTGCAAACTGAAGTTATAGCTCTAACAGAAGAAGTAAATAAATTTAGAGTGTCGGCTACACTTGCAGCAGCAAAGAAAGTAAGGTAAAATAATGGAACCAGCAAAGATTAGTTATAAAATTTATCAAGGTAGTACTTTCCAAGAGACTCTTCGCTGGGAGTCGGAAACAAAACAATATGCTCCAATTTCTGGAATTACACAAGCAGCACCTTGTGTAATTACTACTAGTGCTACACACACAATTCCATTAAATTGGAGAGTTCGAGTAAGTGGTGTTAGTGGAATGAAAGATATTAATACCATTGCTGACACAGATTACTATTTAGTTACTGGTAAAACAGGCACTACAGTAACCTTAAACCAAGTAAATTCCGCTGGTTATGGAGCTTATACTAGTGGCGGCATTTTATCGTGGAATATGCCAGTTCCGCTAACAGGATATTCAGCACAAATGCAGATTCGCGAAACCCTAGAATCTCCTACAGTTATTGCTGAATTAACTACTGCTAATGGTGGCATTGTTATAGATTCAGTAAATTATACAATTACAATGAATTTATCTGCTGCACTTACATCAACATTCGATTTTGATGTGGCCGTATATTCAATGGAATTAACAGACAATCAAAACAATGTTTTCCAATTTTTAAATGGTAGCATTAGTTTAGTGAAAGAGGTTACACGATGACAACAGAAATTATCGTAACCGAGATTAATAATGCAGTTATTATTGAGCGAAAGGAACCTGTTGTTGTTTCTTCACAATCGCAAACACAAGTAGTTGTAGGAGGAATGATTGGTCCTACACCTACTACAATAAAAGGGTTACAGGATTTAGACCTAACCCAATTATCGGCAGGAAGCTTATTAGTTTATAATGCCGGAACAGAAAAATGGCACGCAACAACTATGCTAGATCAGCAAGTTTTTGAGTCCGGTCAGTTTTAAAGGATAAAAAATGGCTTCTATTTTAAGAATTAAACGCAGTGAACTAAGTGGTAATCCTGCGGTACTAGGTGCCGGCGAATTAGCTTATTCAGCTTTAGCAAATAACGGTTCAAATGGCGGAGATCGCCTTTATATTGGTACAGGTACTGAAAGTGGCGGAAACGCTGTAAATCACGTTGTAATCGGTGGTAAATACTTTACTGATACAATTGATGCAGCTACTGCTGCAAATACCGCCAATACTTTAGTTAAACGTAACGCACAAGGTGCTGCTTACTTAGATATTATTGGTAATGTAACTGGCGATATTAGTGGTAACATTACTGGTAGTATTACTGGTGACGTAACAGGCAATGTTACAGGCAACTTAACAGGTAATGTAACTAGTACAGGATCAAGCTCTTTTACTAATGTTACTGTTACTGGCGGATCGATTAATGGTACAGCTATTGGAGCAACTACTGCTAGTACTGTTCGTGGTACTACAGTTACGGCTACAACAGGATTTATTGGTAATTTAACTGGCAATGTAACTGGTGATGTAACCGGCAACTTAACAGGTAACGTAACTGGTAATGTAACTGGTAATGTAACTGGCAATTTAATTGGCAACGCAGATACAGCTAGTAGACTTTTAACTCCACGTAGTTTGAGTTTAACAGGCGATGCAACTGCTACAATATCAAACTTTGATGGATCTGCTAATATTAGCACTGCAATTACTCTTGCAAATTCTGGAGTTACAGCAAATACATATGGCTCCGCAACAGCAATTCCAGTTGTAACAGTTAATGCAAAAGGTTTAGTTACTGGTGTAACAACTGCTAATATTGCAACAAACTTAGGAGTTGCCGGAGATACTGGAACCGATCAAGTTAGTTTATTAACAGATACATTAACTTTTGAAGGCGGTACTGGAATTATAACAACAGTTACCAATAATAAAGTTACAATTGGATTATCTGGTTCTATCAACATCAATGACTTAACTATTGGAGCAATTGATACAGGCAGTATTACAGTTTCTGGTATTTTAGAAGCTGGTGATACTACCACAGCAAATATTAGCGTTAATGGTAATGCAGTTATTACTGGTAATTTAACAGTTCAAGGTACAACGACTACAGTTAACTCAACAACTGTTGCAATTGGTGACAAAAATATTGAGTTAGCCAAAGATTCTACAACTGCTATTGGTTCCGATGGCGCTGGTATCACAATTAACGGACCTACAGTTGCTGCAACAATTACATATTCTGCGATCGATAATCGTTGGAATATGAACAAAGACTTAAATGTTAGCACAGTTTACGGTGCTTTGAGTGGTAATGCTTCAACAGCTACAGCCTGGGCTACTGGTCGCAACCTTAGTTTAACAGGCGATGCGTCAGCAAGTTTATTAAGTGTTGACGGTTCCGCAAACGTATCAGCAGCACTTACTTTAGCAACGGTTAATACAAATGTTGGAAGTTACGGAGATTCCGTTACAGTTCCTAATTTTACTGTTAACGCTAAGGGTTTAATTACTGCTGCAGGATCTACAGCAATTCCTTATGCCGGAACATCTACTAAAGGTTTGGCAAGTTTTGACTCAACACAATTCTCTATTACCAGCGGAGCAGTATCTATCGCTCAAATTGACGGCGGATCATATTAATAAAAGGGAAACTTCTATAAGTTTCCCTATTCCTTTTTAGGGCTAACTATGACAACAAATAAGATTATTCTTAAGAAATCTTCGGTAACGGGGAAGACCCCATTATCAACAGATCTCGAGTATGGCGAGTTAGCCATTAATTATACTGATGGTAAGATTTATTTTAAAGCATCGGACAATTCTGTTAAATATTTCAAAAATCTACTAACCTTAGATGAATTAACAGATGTAACAATTTCAAACCCTGTAAATGGTCAAGCATTATTGTGGGATGGCTCACAGTGGACAAATGCAGCTCCTGGTACGCCTTTTAATGCGTATACTAGATACTATACAGGTAACGGAGCTACTAGTAGCTTCACAATCGGCAGCGGATTAACTGTCGAAAGTATTTTAGTATTTGTTGGCGGTATCGCACAAGATCCAAGTAGCGACTACACAATAACAGGTACAACTTTAACATTTACTTCAGCACCCCCTAGTGGTCTGAAAGTAGTTATCAAAGAATTAACAGGGCATTTAATTAGCACTGGCATTACGGGCCCAACAGGTCCTAGTCAAGATTTAACAAATATTGCCAGCGATCTATTACCGGCCGCAGACCAAACTTATAATATTGGCTCTCCTACACGTCGTTGGAAAACTGGTTACTTTGCGGCTAATACAATTGACTTAGGTGGAACACCTATTTCCGCAGAAGGCGGTTTCCTGATTGTTGACGGACAAAGTATTGGATATGGAGCCACCGGACCAACAGGACCAACAGGCCCACAAGGTATTCAAGGTGAGGCTTCGAATGTAACAGGTCCCACAGGAACAACAGGCCCAACAGGTGCACAAGGCGAACAAGGACCAACAGGCCCACAAGGTGATATAGGTCCTACAGGTCCACAAGGCGATGCTGGTCCACAAGGATCTCAAGGTTCTGCCGGTGCAGAAGGTATTCCAGGCGAAATGGGTCCTACAGGACCAACAGGTGCTCAAGGCGATACAGGCCCCACAGGTAGTCAAGGCGATACAGGCCCAACAGGTGCTCAAGGTATCCAAGGCCCAACAGGTGCTCAGGGTATCCAAGGTATACAAGGCGATATAGGACCAACAGGACCTACCGGAGCTGATTCAACAGTATCAGGACCAACAGGTCCGCAAGGTATACAAGGTATTACTGGACCAACAGGTGCTCAAGGAGATATGGGCCCAACAGGTGCTCAAGGCATTCAGGGTATTCAAGGAACGCAAGGCGTTCAGGGCCCTACAGGTGCACAAGGCACGCAAGGTATACAAGGCCCTACAGGTGCACAAGGTTCTCAAGGCATACAAGGCCCAATAGGTGCACAAGGTTCTCAAGGTATCCAAGGTGCTACAGGACCCACAGGTGCTACTGGACTTGGTTTTTATATTGCAAAAATATATTCTAGTGTAGCAGCACTAACAGCAGACACTGCACCAACAAGTATTATTACTGGCCAATTTGCCGTTATTGATACTGGAGACGTAAATAATCCAGAAGATTCTAGATTGTACTTGTGGAATGGTGCTGCTTATACATATATAACAGATCTTAGCGGTGCAAGTGGTATTCAAGGTCCGCAAGGTAATACAGGTGCTCAAGGTCCAACAGGTGCCACAGGCCCTCAAGGAACACAGGGTATTACTGGTCCTACAGGTGCGCAAGGCACACAAGGTATAACAGGCCCAACAGGATCTACTGGTGCTCAAGGTAGTATAGGCCCAACAGGTGCTCAGGGTATCCAAGGTATCCAAGGTATCCAAGGTATCCAAGGTATCCAAGGTATCCAAGGACCAACAGGTCCAACAGGTGCTCAAGGCTCACAAGGTAACGCGGGTCCTACTGGTGCTCAAGGAACGCAAGGCGTTCAGGGCCCAACAGGTACTCAAGGTACACAAGGTATTCAAGGACCGACAGGTGCTACAGGCCCAACAGGTACTCAAGGTACACAAGGTATTCAAGGACCGACAGGTTCTACTGGTACTGCAGGTTCTCAAGGCCCTACAGGTGCTCAAGGAGATATGGGTCCACAAGGACCAACAGGCTCACAAGGAATCCAAGGCGTACAAGGTATTCAAGGTGTTACAGGCCCTACTGGTGCTCAAGGTGCTACAGGCTCAACCGGTTCACAAGGTATTCAAGGGGATATGGGCCCAACAGGTCCTACAGGTGCTGATTCTACAGTAGCTGGACCTACAGGAGCTCAAGGCGATACCGGACCTACAGGTCCACAAGGTATTCAAGGTGATATGGGTATCGCCGGTCCTACAGGAGCTCAAGGCGATACCGGACCTACAGGTCCACAAGGTATTCAAGGTGATATGGGTATCGCCGGTCCTACAGGAGCTCAAGGCGATACCGGACCTACAGGTCCACAAGGTATTCAAGGTGATATGGGTATCGCCGGTCCTACAGGTGCTGATTCTACAATACCTGGCCCTACAGGTTCACAAGGTGTTCAAGGTATTCAAGGTGTACAGGGTAATACAGGTCCAACAGGCCCAACAGGTGCCCAAGGTGACGCAGGTGTTACAGGTCCTACAGGAGCTGCATCAACCGTAGCCGGACCAACAGGTGCAACAGGCCCAACAGGTGCTGTAGGTGCTCAAGGTATTCAAGGTCCGACAGGTTCTGTAGGTCCGACAGGTGCACAAGGTCCCACAGGACCACAAGGAAATTTTGGTGGAGAAGCATTTGAGTTTAAGTATAGTAATGATATTACAACTACAGATCCACTTAGTGGAGAAATAGAGTTTAATACTTTAACTTTTTCTGCAGCAACAATATTATATATTAATTATAGTGATGCACTTGGAACAAGTATTTATAGTTATTTACAAACTATAGATGACTCCACTTCTAGTATTAAAGGTCACTTTACTGTTGTAGATAAAGCAAATCCAGCAAATTTTGCTATGTTTGCTATAACTGGTAGTCACTATACTGATGGTAGTCCTACTCCTAATCACTTCCATGTACCTATATCATATTTATCTGGCTCTTTATCCCTTACCGACCAAACTCATGTTATTGTAACATTTGCTCGTACAGGCGATATTGGAGACACAGGTCCTACTGGCCCAACAGGTGCCGTAGGTGCAACAGGACCAACAGGTGCTGCACCAGTTTCAACCACTTATATTCCTGCATCAGCAAGTTTAACTGATGGAGTATATGTTAGTGGAAATATTGCTAGTATACAAACATTTAATGATGGTAATACTTATAATTGGACTGACGGTACATTAACTGGACCTGCATGGATATTTAATGTAGGATTTACAAGTGTAACTAAATTTAATTTAGTACAAGTAAATGTTCAATACACTACTGCTTCCGGTCATATAATTTATATTCAGTTATATAATAACAGTACTTCTACATGGGATAATATTGGATCATATAACGGATTAGCAGGATTCTATCAATTTGAGTTGGCAGTTATTTCTTCTGCTCCGTATATTAGTAGTGGATCAGTATCTTTAAGATTATATCATTCAAATGCTGGTAATTCAGGTCATACTACTAACTTAGATTATATCGCTTTAGTAGACTCACTACAAGGTGGACAAGGTCCAAAAGGACCAACAGGTTCTACTGGAACAATAGGTGCTACAGGTCCAACAGGCAGTACTGGTATTCAGGGACCAACAGGCCCTACAGGTGCTGCATCAACAGTAGCAGGTCCCACAGGTAGTACAGGTATTCAAGGTCCCACAGGTCCTACAGGAGCTGACTCAACAGTAGCAGGTCCTACAGGTGCTCAAGGTACTCAGGGTCCAACAGGTCCTACAGGTGCTGCATCAACAGTAGCCGGACCAACCGGACCAACAGGTCCTGCAGGTAGTGGTGGCGGTGGAACAGCATATAGAGTTGTTGTTATTACTGATGGTACAACAGTAACATTAAATGCAAATACCACAGACTTAGGTACTCAGGCAAATACGCAAGCTACTGGTACACTTACCTTAGCTGCTATTAGTGGAACCCCTACGGATGGTCAAAAAATAATGTTGCGTTTAACCTCTGCTAATATACAAACATTTAGCTGGAATGCGGTGTTTGCAGGTTCCGACGACTTAACACTACCACTAACCTCAACAGGCTCAAATAAAACTGATTACCTTGGCTTTATGTATAGCTCTGCTGCATCTAAGTGGCATATAATTTCCAAGAACTTTGGATTTTAATAGGAAATATTAATGGAAGACATTATTAATCAAATAGACGAAAAAGTCCAAATTATTTTTGAAAAAAGCGGAGAATATGGGACTTTTCGTGACGCGATCTGGATGCAACAAGCAGAATATGTTGCTGCATCTCCAGAGTCTATTGAAGCAATCAAAGAACAAAGATACCAAGACTGGTTGATGGTAGTATCTCCTCCAGTGGTTAGTGAATAAATAGTATAAGGGTAGTTATATGGCAAATAGATATTGGGTTGGTGGAACAAATCAATGGAATTCAACTTCTACTGCATATTGGAGTGCAACTTCGGGCGGAGCTGGCGGAGCCAGCGTACCTACTGCAGCTGATTCAGTATTTTTTGACCAACCCGGTACTTATACTGTTTCGCTAGGCGGCACTGTTGGACTAAACTGTTTAGATATTACAGTATCTGCTGGTACAGTAACATTTGATACCGGTGGCAGTAGTCCTAGTTTTACTATAGCGGGTAATATGTCCCTAATAGCTGGAACTGTTTGGACAGCTATAAATAGTATTACTTTTAATCCAACTGCGGCTACTATAAAAACAATTACTACAAATGGAACAGTTTTAAACGCAAATGTAACTAATGGTAACGCTGGAACACTTGCACTAGGTAGTGCCTTAACCATAGGCTCAAATCGAAGTTTTAACTTAAACTCTGGCACACTTGATCTAAATGGATTTACACTAACAACTACTTTTTTTGACTCTACTACTGCAAATACACGCAGTATAGCTTTTGGCTCAAGCAATATTGTAATAGCCAATAATACAAATGGTACTAGTGGTGGTTCATTAAATGTAACAACTGGTACAACATTTTCTTGTACGGGTACTGGCGGATTTACTGCCCCAGCAAATCTATCAGGAACTTTTGCATGTAGTACTTTGGTTGCAGGTGCACCTAACTTAACATTTACTGGAACTGGAACTGCTGCGCAAACTCTTTCTGGTACTTTTGGTAACCTTGATTTTGGCACAACAGCATTTAATCCAGGCACAACTAGTTTAACGCTACGAGGCTTGGCACTTTCTGCTGGTGGTACGTTTACCAATTTAACACCTACAATAACAGGTACAGGTATTCTTAATGGCAGAGGTAATACTACCCTTCCTGCAATAACAATCAATAGTGTTGCTAATACTACTACTTTAACAGGTGCATTTTCTTTAACACCCACAGGCACATTTACTTTTACAAGCGGTACATTAAATTTAAATGGATTCGATTTAACAACAGGTGTTTTTACTGCACCCAGTAGTGCTGCTCGTTCAATAACTTTTGGCTCAAATAATATTAAGTTGGCTACTACCACAGCTGGCCAAACTAACTTATCAATGGGAAGTGCCGCTAACTTTACTTGTACTGGTACTGGTGGATTTACCGCAACAGCCGATATAACCAGAACCTTTTCATTTGCTACCGCAACTTGGCCAAGTGTAGACAATGCACCTAATTTAACTTTTACTGGAACTGGTTCCGCAGTACAAACTATTACAGATACTAGCTATTTTCGCACAGTAGATTTTGGTACTACTGCATTTGATCCAGGAACAACTAGTATTTACGTTAAAAATATAATTTTAAGTAGTTCTGGTACTTATACTGGTTTACTGCCTATAATGAACTCAGCAGGTACTATTCTAAGCAGAGGAAAAAGTATCAGAGGACTTACTATTAATGCTGCCAATACAGATGTAATAACACTGTTAGACGATCTTACTGTTTCTGGTGTTAGTGCTGCTACTACCACACTAACTAATGGTACGCTCGACTTAAATGGGTTCACTTTAACCACTGCTCAATTTAGTTCCACTACCAGTCAAGTTCGTTCGATAATATTTGGCTCTAGTAATATTATTGTACAAAGTTCTGGAACATATTCAGCTAACATGCTGGATATGGCGAATATCACCAATTTTACTTGGACTGGTACAGGTAAATTTGTTTTAGCCATGTCAGGTGGCGGAGTTAGAACTCTTAATATTGGTACCAGTAGCGGAGCCACCCTATCCAATGCACCAAATGTATCTTTTATCAGTAGTACTGAAACTGCCACTTTAAACATAGAACCTGGTTCTTGGTTTAACACACTGGATTTTACAAACAGTACAAATACTCCTACTATGAGTACTGCAGTAGATGGATTTTATGTAAGCACATTAGTGTTATCCAGTACTGGTACATATACCAACTTGGTGCCAATGTTCACTCGTACACAAACTTGGACAGCACAATACAGCAAACAATTCCGTGGTTTAGGCGTTGGTTATGCAGGTATAACCCTAACTTTAGATGGCACACAAACCTATGTCGCCGGATCTGATTTTTTCTTAACTGCGGGTACTTTAAATCTAGGCGGTTACGATCTAACAATTGAAACATTTAATTCAAGTAATTCTAACACTCGGGCGGTGGCATTTGGATCCAATAATATTATTTTAAACAACCTGACGGCTGGTAGAACTAATTTGTCAATAGCAAATGCCACTGGGTTTACTTGTACTGGTACAGGCGGATTTCGAGCAGCTGCAAATATCACAAGAACTTTTAGTTTTGGTAGCACCGCTGGCGGTACTTCTACTAATGCACCCAATTTAACTTTTACTGGATCTGGAACAGCTGTACAGACATTAACCAACAATAGTTGGTTTAATAAATTAGATTTTGGCACAACTGCTTTTAGTGTCGGACTAGTCGGGTCATATGTTAACACTATAGTTTTATCTAGTGGCTGTACATATACAGGATATACTGCTACAATGGTAGGTACAGGCAGTATTACTGGTAACGGTGCACTTATTGGTGGTGTAACTATTGATGTTGGTGTAGGAAATACTTGTTCGCTGTCTTCCGCTTTGAACGTGGGCAGCACTCTTTTGTTAATAACAGGAACATTAGACTTAAACGGCTACGATATTACTGCCAGTTCGCTTCAATCATCAGGTACTACTGATCGCGCTATAGCTTTTGGATCTAATAATATTACATTACAAAGTGCTATTGCAGGAAGTAATGCATTAAACTTTCCACAAGCACTTGGGTTTACTCGTACAGGAACAGGCGGCCTAAGAGCACCGGCAACACCAGCCAGAGTATTTACTTTTGGTAGCACACAAGGTGGTACATCTGCAAATGCTCTTAGTTTAACCTTTACTGGTTCTGGCACCGCAATACAAACATTAACCACTAGTAGTTGGTTTAATACACTTGATTTTGGCACTACAGCATTTGACGTAGGATCAACAGTATTAAACGTTAGTACACTGACATTATCCAGTGGAGGAACATTTACTGGATTACGCCCAAGCTTTACTCGCACACAAACCTGGACGCCACAATTTTCAAAGCAATTGGGTGGTATAGGTGTTAATGGCTCCGGAGTAACACTAACACTAGACGGCACACAAACATATACAGCAACCTCAATATTTACTTTAACCGAAGGCACCTTAAATTTGGGTGGATTTGATTTAACTATTGGCACATTTGTTTCATCTTTTTCCACAACTCGCTCAATCGCATTTGGCAGTAATAATATTATATTAGCAACTACTACAGTGGGCGCAACCAATCTGTCTATGGCTAATACCACTAACTTTACCTGGACTGGTACAGGTGGATTTAGAGCAGCTGCAGATATCACAAGAACTTTTACTTTTGGTACTACAGGTGGTACTTCTATTAATGCACCCAATTTAACTTTTATTGGATCTGACACTGCCGCACAAACACTTTCAAGTGGTAGTTGGTTTAATAAACTTGATTTTGGTACTACACAATTTGCGGTTCCTAGTACTAACTTAAACTTAAATAGTTTAGCTTTAAATAGCACCGGCACATTTACTGCATTAACTGCAACAATGGTTGGCACAGGTACTATTAGTAATGCAAACACATCTGCCAGCCAAGGAAACTTAGCTGCATTAACCATTAACTGTCCTGGTGGAACTACAACATTAGCTAGTGCATTAATCAGTAATGGAGCTATAACTCTTACTACAGGTACACTAGCATTAAATAATTTTAATCTAACAACAAATAATATTTTTAGTTCTAGTAATACCAATACACGAGCGATAGCTTTTGGTAGTGCCAGTATTGTTTTAAATACTGCCACAGCTGCACAAACTGTACTATCAATGGCAAATGCCACTGGGTTTACCTGGACTGGTACCGGTGGATTTACAACAGAGGCACCGGTTACAAGAACATTTACATTTGGTACTACAGGCGGTAGTAGCACTAATGCACCAAATGTTACTATTACCGGCACCAATACTAGTACTATTACATATACCTCAGGTAGTTGGTTTAATAATCTTTCAATTGCTGGTGCGGCAACTGTTCCTACCACGACATTAAATTTAGGTAGTCTATCTATTGGTCAAAATAATACCGGAACACCCCTAGCTAATATGTCTATTAACTTGGTAGGCAGTGGAGGAATTAGCTGGAATGGTTTAAACACTACTCTAACCGTCGCTGCGGTTACATTGAATACTACTTCATCTAGTAATATACTTTTAGGAGGATTTACTTGTACTACGTATACGCAAACTGCCGGTAATTCACTTCTTTATGGAATTACTTGCACTGGCGCCGCTACAATTAATGGTGGTACGTTAGGGTTTTATGACTCATCTTCATATTCTACATTAAGTTCTACTACATTTACAATTAATGGCGCTACAGTTACAGCTAACGGTAGTTCAATTACTTGTAACAGTGCTACTTTAACTACAGGCACATTAAACCTTAATGGGGGGTATTTTGTTAATACCACCACATTTACGCATACAAATGGTACAGTAACATTAGGTTCTAGTACCAGTGGTTTATCAGGAACAACATATAACTTTAATGGTGGTACGATAAACCTAAATGGGTATATGCTGTCTGTTGGAGCATTTAGTTCTTCAAATACTAATACTAGGTCTATTGCATGGGGTACTGGTGGCATAACATTAAGTCACGGTACCACTGGCACAACTGTGCTAAATATGGCAATAATTACTGGCTATTCTTATACTGGTACACAAAATTTCTATTCAGACGCACTAAACAATAGAACCTTTGTGTACGGTACCACAGGTGGCACATCAACTAATGCTCCAAATTTAACATTAGCAAGTGGTACTTTTGCAGGTGGTTATACTCTTACATTTACTGCTGGCAGTTGGTTTAATATATTAAATTTTGGTACAGATGGTAGCGCTACAGGTACTGGTGGAGTAAACGTTAATACTTTAACTTTATCTCCTAATGGCTCTTATACTGGTTTAGCAGTTACTGGTTCTGGAACAGGCACAATTACACCAAATGGTAAAACAATCGCAGCGTTTACTATTAATAGCACAGGAACTACAACACTAGCAGCTGCTTTAAGTTGTACTACTTATACACAAACAGCCGGTACAATTAATTTTGCTACGTTTAATTTAACTTGTAGTGGAACTGCTACATATACTGCAGGTACACTAAATAATATTGGTACTATTACTTGCACTACCTGGACCTGTGCTGGAACTTTTACGCTTACACAAGGAACTATTACTCCAAGTACTAGTTTTGTAGTAACAGGTGGGTTTAACTATAATGGAGGTACATTGAGTGCAGTACCTACATTTACACATACCTCAGGCACTGTGACATTGGGTAAATCGTATGCACTAACGGCCACCGGTACATATACACTAACTGCAGGAACATTAGATTTAGGTGGATATACATTAACAACTGGAATATTCAGCTCAAGTAACGCCAACACGCGATCAATCAGTTTCGGTACAAATAATATTGTATTAATACATACTACAGCAGCCACAACCGTATTAGCTATGGCAATCACTACTGGATTTACGTGGACGGGAACCGGTGGTTTTACTGCGGCTGCGGATGTAGCCAGAACATATCAGTTTGGTTCAACTACAGCCGGTGGTTGGGAGCCAAACTTAACATTTACTGGTTCTGGCACCGCAATACAAACATTAACCACTAGTAGTTGGTTCAAAACATTAGATTTTGGTACTACTGCATTCAACCCAGGTACAACTGCATTAAATCTAAACAGTTTAACATTGTCAACTGGAGGTACATTTACTGGATTATCAGCAACTATGTTTAGACAGGGTACTATTACCCCTAATGGTAAAACTATCGCAGCGTTAACCATTAACGTCACAATCAGTGCTACTCCCACTACTACGTTGGCAGGAGCATTATCTTTAGTAGCTACTGGAACAACAACATTAACTACTGGTACATTGGATTTGGCTGGTTATACACTAACAACAGGCACATTTACTTCAAATAATACAAACACACGTAGCATTAGTTTTGGTACTGGAAGTATAGTATTAGCAACAACTACTGCAGGATCAACAGTTATAAATGTACCGGATGCAACTGGTTTTACTTATACAGGTATTGGTGGGTTTACTACAGGAATGTCAGTAACAAGAACATTCTATTTTGGTAGTACTGCCGGCGGTTCTGCAAGTAATGCACCTAATCTAGCATTAACTAGCGGGGCAAGTGTCCCAACGTTTACTGCAAACAGTTGGTTTAAAAAATTAGATTTTACCGGCAGTACTTGTACACCTGGAACTACCACAATATATGTTGATACACTTATACTAGCAACCGGCGGAACATACAGCAGCGTAACACCAATTTTTACCAGAACACAAACTTGGACAGCTCAATTCGCAAAACAATTAAATGGTATAGGAGTTAATATTCCTGCTGGAACATTAACCTTAGATTCAACTCAAACTTATACAGCTACTTCAACTTGTTATGTAATGCAAGGTACTCTAAGTTTGGGAGGCACTAATCAAACATTTGGTATATTAAATTCTAATAATACCAATACTCGTTCAATTGCTTTTGGTTCAAATAATATTGCACTAGCTCATACAACAGCTGCTACAACAGTTTTAAATATACCAGATGCTACTAACTTTACTTGTACTGGGACAGGCGGATTTACTTCCGCAATGTCCGTTACCAGAACTTTTACAGTTGGTACTACAGGCGGCTCTATTAACAGTGCTCCTAATTTAGCATTAACAAGCGGAGCAAGTGTACCCACTATTACTAGTGGTAGTTGGTTTAAAGCCCTAAACTTTACAGGTACAACAAGTACTATTCCAACTGCCATTGTTAACGTAGACACTCTTACCTTAGCCACAGGCGGTACGTATACAGGATTAACTCCACTTTTTACACGTACTCAGACCTGGACACCACAATTTTCAAAACAACTGGCAGGCATAGGTGTTAATGCACCAGAAGTTACATTAACTTTAGAAGCAACGCAAACTTATGCAGCAAACTCTACGCTATATGTTAACGCTGGCACACTAAATTTAAATTCAACTGCACAAACATTTGCTAATTTTGTTTCTACTGGTACAGGGACTAGGTCTATAACAGGTGGCGGTTCTATTACAATTAGTAATAACTGGACAGTATCTAGTGGATCGGGATTTACTGGTTCTGATTATACTATTTATATGGCAAATTCAGCTGCAAAAACTTTTGCAGGCGGTGGAGGTGCTTATGGTACTATTATACAGAAAACACCCAGTACTTTGACTATTACTGGCTCTAATACGTTTGCAGATATGCAAATAAGTAGTAGTATTACTGCAAGCCCAACAACGCTTACTTTTGAAGCTGGCTCCACAACTACATTAGATAAATTTAGTGTAACTGGTGCTAATTCTTCTAGTAAGGTAACCTTAAATAGTAGCTCTCCAGGAACGCAATTTTATTTACGTAAACCAACAGGAACTGCAAAAGGCAATTATCTAACTATTCAAGATAGCAATGCCTTAGCAGCCTTTTTTGCCAAGTTAGGGTTTACTAATTTAGGCAATAATAAAGGCTGGAACTTTGGCGAACCAGCTACAGTTCAAAGCAATTTTGCTTCTTTCTTTTAACAGGAAATATAGTTACTTATTTCCCAATAGTACCTTTTAGGGATAATTAAGGAATAATATGACCCTAGTCGTAAAAAACACAGTTGATACAAACTTCTTAAATACTTTGGCTACCCTTACAGGTAGCCAAACTTTAAGTAACAAAACCATTAAATCCACAAAAGAAACAGTAGTTTCGGCAGGGGCTGCTCCCGCAAGCACAACTAATTTTGATGTTGTCACACAGCCCATTGTGGTGTATAATACAGCTATAACCAATTTTACACTCAATGTTCGTGGGGATGCGAGCACTACACTGAACTCGCTATTAGCCGTAGGCGAGTCTATTACAGTTAGTTTATTTGTACCAAACGGAAATACTGCATACTATCCAACTGCTTACCAAATTGATGGTACTAGTATAACTCCTAAATACCAGGGCGGTACTATATTTAATAGTGGTAATGCTAACTGTACTGACGTATACGTAATGTTTATAATTAAATTAGCTGATAATAGTTGGAGTGCGTACATCTCACAAACTAAGTTTGCATAAGGAATCTAAATGCCATTGTCCATTTCATCAGGTGTTACAAAGTTATTTGGCTTTGCAGGAAAATATCCAGAGTTTCTTCCAAATGTTCCTGTAATTACTGGTGTATCTGCCGTTAGTTTTTCTTCTGTAGCAGTAACTTTTACAGCACCTAGTAATCACGGATCTTCGGCTATTACTAATTATACAATAACCAGTAGTCCAGGAAATATTGTAACAACAGTAAATCAATCTAATGGAGGTACTGTTACGGTAACTGGACTAACTGAGAATACTACATATACTTTTACAATAAGTGCTACTAACAGTGTGGGCACTAGTGCAACTAGTCAGCCAAGTGCTAGTGTTATAACACCAATAGCCCCTCCTACTAATACATTACTGCCAGTATTAACTGGCAATGCAGTTGTTAGGCAAACCTTATCATGTACCTCAGGTACATGGGCAGGCTATTCTTCTACTTACACTTATCAATGGCAAAGAACTGGAGTTAATATAACAGGGGCTACAAATAGTACCTATACTCTTACACCAGCAGATTTTAATGCCACTGTACGTTGTGTAGTTACTGCTACCAATGGTGGTGGATCTACTGCAGCAATTTCTAATGCAACCACAAATATAGCAGCAACTGTACCAGAAGCACCAACTATTAGCAAACTTACTATGATTAGTAAGAGCTCAGTAAGAGTTACTTTTGTTGCACCTACTAATAATGGCGGGGCTACAGTTACTGGATATATAGTAACAAGCAGCCCTGGTAATATTAGTGCTACAGTTGCAAGTACTGTGAGATATGCTGATATTACTGGTTTAACTACTGGTCAAGCATATACATTTACAGCAAAAGCTATTAATAGCGTTGGGCAAAGTGCAGCAAGTGCACCTAGCAGTAGTATAACACCTATAGTTGTAACAGGTCAAGCTATTTATGCAGGAAATGCAGCTGGTGGGACTAATTTAACTGGCACAGTATACTATAACAATTATACTTGGACAGTACCAGAAGGTGTTACCCGCGTAAGTGTTGTGTGCGTAGGTGCAGGCGGCCGTAGTTTTGGCGGCAGTAGAATGTCTGGAGGTGGTGGTGCTTTAGCATATGCCAATAACATATCAGTGTTTCCAGGAGATGTTTATACTATTGCGGTAGGTAATGGGCTAGGAGCTAACATAAATCAAGCAAGAACTTCGAGGTTTTTAACAGGCGTGTGTGAAGCACAAGGCGGAGATGATAGTATGGACTCTTCTGGCAATAACTATGCAGGTGCTGTTATTTCTGGAACAGGCGGTCGAGGTGGTATGGGAGGCCGAGGTACAACTACTGCTGGTGGATCGGGTGGTGGCGGTGCTGGCGGATATGCCGGTGGTAATGTTAGCGGTGGCGGACAAGGTGCTGCACCGGGCAATACTAGTAGTAAAACTGCTACTGCAGGAACTGCAGGTGCAGGAGGCGGAGGCGGAGCAAATGCTAACGGCGGAGGTGTAGGACTGTTTGGACAAGGCACTAACGGGGCTGCTGGTGGCACATCAGGTGCAGGCGGAGCTGGTTCAGGAGGCACAGGCCAAACATACGGCGGTGGTGCTGGATGTATTTTTTCATCTCCTGCTGGAACTATCAGAGCTGGTGGACACGGTGCAGTACGTATTATTTGGCCGGGGGATACAAGACAATTCCCAAGTACAAATGTAGGCAATTTTTAACTAACTAAAACTATAACAAAATGAAAATAGCAGTATACGCTATAAGCAAAAATGAAGAACAATTCGTTGAACGATTCTGTAAAAGCGCCATAGACGCTGATCTTATTTTAATTGCAGATACAGGCTCTACAGATAATACTGTAGCCGAAGCTAAAAAATATGGTGCTGAGGTCTACTCAATCGCAGTAAAGCCTTGGCGGTTTGACAAAGCTCGTGACACAGCACTAAACTTGATTCCAGGTGACTTTGACGTCTGTATCTCACTTGACCTGGACGAAGTCTTAGAACCAGGCTGGCGTGAAGAGATTGAACGAGTTTGGAAGCCTGAAACTACCAGATTGCGTTACAAATTTGATTGGGGTAGCGGTATTAGTTTCTACTACGAAAAGATACATCACCGTACTGGATATCACTGGCATCACCCAGTGCACGAGTATCCCAGACCTGATAATCGTACTCAAGAAATATACGCACATACAGATATGCTTTTAGTAAGCCACCATCCTGACAATTCAAAGTCTCGTGGCCAGTATATGCCACTACTAGAATTGGCAATTGCAGAAGACCCACACTGCCCACGCAATGCTTTTTATCACGCTCGTGAACTTACGTTTTATAGTCGATGGAAAGAAGCCATTGAATACTTGCACAAATATTTATTAATGCCAGAAGCTACTTGGCAAAATGAACGATGCTATGCTTATAGATTATTAGGAAAATGTTACTCAGAATTAGGCAATTGGGAGCAGTCTATAAAAATGTTCCGATTGGCTGTTGCAGAAGCGCCAAATACTCGTGAACCTTGGGTTGGACTTGCAGAAATATTCTATAGAGCGGGAATGTGGTTAGATTGTTATTCTGCATGCAAATCTGCACTAGCAATTAAAGATAAAGCTTTGGTTTACACTATGGACCCAAACGTGTGGACAGAGTTGCCGTATGATTTATGCTCTATTGCAGCATGGAATCTAAGTCTTAAACAAGAAGCACTTGATCTATTAAAAGAAGCATTGAGATATGCTCCCGATAATCCAAGATTGCTTAATAACTTGAAACTTATGTCATAATGTGGATATTACAATTTTTACCAAACTGGATATTTTATGCGCTATTATTTGCAGGAGTAATAGCGTTTTTAGTTACTAAATTTGTTAAAGTGCTACCTCAAGCACAACTAATTCAAATTGCTAGTATTATAGTAGTTTTATTCAGTGCTTTTATGATAGGTGCTATTTCAAATAACGATGCTTGGTTAGCTCGTGTAAAAGAGTTAGAAATTAAAGTAGCGGAAGCAGAAGCCAAAAGTGCTAATGCTAATACAGATATTGTTCAGAAAACAATCATAAAAACCCAAGTAGTTCGTGAACGTGGTCAGGACATTGTCAGATATGTAGATCGTGAAGTTATTAAGTTTGATACTAATTGCATAATTCCCAAAGAATTTGTAACAGTTCATAATAAAGCCGCGGAGGCACCAAAGAAATGAAAGCATTAGTAATCTCTTTAGCACTAATGTTAAGTGCGTGCTCCACAACTGTTCCAGTTACTGCAAAATTTCCGCAAGCGCCAGGTACATTAGTACAAGAGCCTTGTCCAGACCTTAAAAAGTTACAAGATGAAGCTAAACTATCTGATGTAGCAAAAATTGTAACAGTTAATTATTCTGAATACTATATATGTGCTATTAAACTAGAAGCCTGGCAACGATGGTACAAAGAACAAAAAGTTATCTATGAAGGATTGAAGTAATGGAATTAACACTTAACCAGTTAAAACAAATTGTTGATAAAAATCCTTATATTGAGCATTGGCATCATGCACTTGTTCAGCTATTACCAGACTATGAAATCAATACACCACAGCGTATGGCAGCTTTTTTAGCTCAATGCGCTCATGAATCAGGCGGATTTCGAGCAATCAAGGAAAATTTAAATTATCGTGCAGTTACACTACGCAAGATTTTTGGCAAATATTTTCCCACAGACGAAATGGCAGCACAATATGCAAATAAACCAGAAGCAATTGCCAACTTAGTTTATGCTAACCGTATGGGTAATGGTGGTCCTGAAACAGGCGATGGTTATCGTTATTGCGGTCGTGGTCTTATTCAACTAACTGGCAAAGATAATTATTTTTGGTTTGCCGCTAGCTTAAACATCTCACCTGAAGAAGCTTCGCAATATATGGAGACTTTTGAAGGGGCAGCTCAATCAGCTTGTTGGTTCTGGGAAACGAACAATTTAAATCAGTGGGCGGATAAAGATGATATCCTTACACTAACTAAACGTATCAATGGTGGTACTATTGGATTAGAAGATCGTAAAAAACATTATGAACATGCTAAGCATGTATTAGGAGCGTAATATGATTAAAAAGGTTTTAGCAGGTTTATTAATAGTAAATAGTGTGGGTGCTCAAACCCTAATTAATCAAGGCGGCTATGATTCAAAATCGTTAGTAGATACAAACTCTACCAGTACTTCTACAAGTACCGTAAACACTACAAATACTACCAATTCAACGAATACTTCTACTAGTACTAGTTCAGTTAATTCAACTAGTACTAATACAAACAATAATGTTAATACCAGTACATCTACTAGTGTTAATACAAACAATAATGTTCAGTCAGGTACAGTTACTAACAATAACAATAATGTTAATAGTGGTACAATGACCTATAACAACAATAACAATAATGTTAACTCAGGTACAGTTACTTACAATAACAATAATGTTAATACTGGTACAATTACCAATAATAACAATAATGTTACTACAGCCACTAATAACAATATTAATAGTGGCACAATGACCTATAACAACAATAATTCAAGTACTAGTACTAGTGCTAACACCAATACTAATAACAATGTTAATACTGGTGATATGACTAATAGAAATATTAATACATCAACCTCAACTGCTACAAATGTTAATACTAACAATAATGTACAATCAGGTTCGATGACTAATATTAATCAAAATACGTCAACTGCAACCACTGCCAACACAAATGTAAATCAAAATACATCAACTGCTACTAATGTTAACCAAAACATTCAAAGTGGTGAAATGACCAATAGAAATATCAATGAGTCCACTATTACCCAAAAAGTAATTCAACCGCCTCCAACAGCAGTTGCTCCAGCAATGATGAGTGGTGGAAATGCTGATCTTTGCTCAACAGGCACATCAGGAAGCGTACAAACTCAAATATTTGGTGTAAGTGGTGGCGGAACAACTCGTGATTTAAATTGTGAGCGATTAAAACTATCAAAAACACTTTTTGATATGGGCATGAAGGTAGCAGCAGTTGCCACAATGTGTCAAGATCGTCGCGTATTTGATGCCATGTTAGCCGCTGGCACACCTTGCCCTTATGAGGGCCAAATAGGTGCTCAAGCTAAAGCTGCATGGGAAGCAAATCCAGACAAGTTACCTAAATTAGAGGAAGTAGACAAGTATGATGATACTACTAAGAAAATTGGCATTGGTGCTCTGCTTGGTGTTCTTGTTCACAAACTCTTCTAATGCCCAAGACTTAGTACCTGGGCAGATATATACTACACCCGATATTACCAATAACTCGGCGTGGGTTGGAGCAGTATATCAACAAAGTTTAACTTGTTGGGCATGGGGAGACCCAGGATACTGCGGCCCACAACCAATTGTACGTCCTGGTGGTAATATTAATTTTAGCTATGGTAGCAGTTATATATATCAGCAACCACAAGCATCAGCAGTATTGCCTCCGCTAGCAGGTTTGCAAGTAAATGGATATAATTTTGGTTTTACTGCTAAAAACGGCAATGGTTGGGATGATGGTCGCGTAGACCAATTAACTGCATTAGTACGATTTTGGGACACAACTGGTGGTCGTGGTGCTAACAACCTGCTGTATGGAAACAGTTGGAATTTAAGTTACAAGTATAACTGGACTACGTTTAATTATAATGAAACATTTACAACGCCATTAGCTGCTAGTTCAATTGGTACTGTACAATATGGATTTATTGGTCGTGACAACAATGGTTGGGCAGGACCTTATGGTCCTGAAGTTATGAATGTTAATTTTAGTTTAAAATATTCTGTAGATCCTTGTATAGCTAATCCACTGTACTCACCTACTTGTTCTGGTTACTTAGCAGCAATGCAAAAATTATTACCTCCTGCACCTGTTCAAGAAACAACAGTTGTAGTTCAATCGCAGCCTGCGGTAGAACAACCAATATTAACAACAACAGTTGCTGCTATTACAACAACACAACCAACTAGTTCTACTTCTGTGGTTAATACAACCCCAACAGTTAGCGTTTCAGCAACTACTCAAGAAAAAACTTCTAGTAGTCCTGCTAATTTAAGTTTTGCTCTTAATTTAATTGCCAAGAACTCTGATCGTGACAAGGCTACACAGCAACAAGCAGTAGCTAGTGCACTTGCAGAATCGCAATCAGCAGTTGCTAAATTGGAGCAAGAAACTGCACAAGCGGTTACTGCATTAAACGCAATGAGTGCTACAAGTGTTGAAGTTGGCGTAGCACTGGCGGGTCAAGCACAGCAAAGTTCACAAACCTCGCAAACTAGCAGTTCTGCAAAAATTGCACAAACACAGAGTACAGGTACTGGACTACAACTACCAACAGCCGCAAACTCGCAGCAAACTGTAACAGTACAACAAACTACTCAACAATATCAATCTCAACAACAGGCTCTGCCTGCCGCAGAAGTATTGGCAAATTATACACTATTTCAAGCACCTCAACTGCAGTTACTTGCACCCATCGCACAAGAAACATTTCAGCCAGCAATAGTTGCACCTGTTTTTCTTACACAAGAACAAAAGCAAGCAGAACCTGAAGTACCACAACTGCAAACAAATTTCTTATTAGACCGCACAAGTCCATTACGAGAAATTTTAGAAGCAGCACCTATTTTGATGACTGATTTCACAGAGCAACGTCAAGATAATCGTAACCGTGTGATACAACCAAATGAATTGGCAGCTGGAGTAGATTTAACAAAAATAGCTGTAGTTCCAGTTAATTATGCTAGTTATACAAATTTTGTACTACGTGACGCAAGTTTTTATGAACCAAAGGAAGTTTACAAGAACCAGACGGTTGTAGACAATGTACGAGTTTTACGCGGTTTAGGGTCGGATCAGAAACATCAAGACTTAGTAAACCTGCAATATAAATAGGAGTCAGTATGGCAGAAGATTTAAATAAAAAAGTTGATGAGCTAGAGGCTGCAGCTAAAAAATATGCTAGTAAAGATACAGTTATTAGCATTGGTGGATATGAGTTTACTCCTGCTAAACTAATGGTTGCTTTTACCATTGTAAGCTCTAGTTTAGGTGGTTTATATGGTACTTTTGAAATCTATAAAGACTACATGGGCATGAAGAAAAAGATTGCTGACTATATAGCTCCTGACTTATCAGAGTTTGACAAGCGTTTAGCAGTTATTGAGCAAAATTCGGCAAAAACTAGTGACTATACTCGTGACATTAAAAATGATTTAAAAAATGACTTACGTCGGAATGAATCTGTTACTGAGCAAATTGAGCGAAGTGTAAAACAATCACAACGTGAAATTGAACAAGATGTAAAAACTGTTCAGCGAGAGATGCGTGCAGATCAAGACCGTACTCGTGCCGAATTGGAAAAACTACGCAAAGAAGTAGACTCAAAAATACAAAAAGCTATTGATAATCCTTTAGCTAATAAATAATGTACACCCTAATACTGACATTAGTGTTAGGGTACAGTAAACCAGAATACGAATGTGTAAGATGGACTTGGTCAGGAGATGTATATAATAGAAAAGTAATTTGTCTGGAGTGGAGGAAGAAAAGATGATCGATCCGATGACAGCACTAGCAGGTATACAGTCTGCTATTTCTATGGTTAAAAAAGCCAGTAAAGTTGCAAATGATTTAGGATCCCTTGCTCCAATGATTGGCAAAATGTTTGATGCTAAAAGCGTGGCTACTAAAGCTTTAATTGAAGCAAAAAAGTCCAAAAAAGGCTCAAACATGGGTACTGCCCTTCAAATTGAAATGGCATTAGAACAAGCTAGAGCATTTGAGGAAGAGCTTAAAATGCTTTTTATGCAAACAGGAAAAATCGATGTTTGGCAGAAAATAAAAGCTCGTCAAGCAGAAATGGATCGCGATGATGCTATTGAAATGCGTAAATTGCGTGACGCAGAAAAACGAGAAAAAGAAAAAGAACAGTTTGTTAATGATATTGCTATGGGAGTTGGAGCTTTATTCTTTGTACTATTCTTACTATTTGTTGGTGTGAATGAAATGGCAGATTTTTGTCAGACTACTCATAGGTGCGGAAGATGAACGAATACCAAAAAACATTTGATTTAGCTTTAAAAATATGCGTATATGGTATGGTTGCAATGTATTTCTTAGGCTTTTTAAAGTTTTTACCAGACGATTTATCAAACAAAATCGTTAATTTACTATTAGGAAAAGTGGGCTTATAATAATGCATAATGATTTAAAACTATTTAAGTGGGCAGCAATGTTACTGGTACTCCCGCTGGCATTAGGATTTTGTGGTAGGGAAAGTTTCCGATACCCTTGTCAAGATCCACAAAATTGGGATAAAGATTTTTGTAAACCTCCTGTTTGTGATGTTA